ACTGGGCGGCGCAGAGTGGTGCGTCGGCCACTCTCGACCTCCTCGCAGACCTCGATGATTTCGAGGCCCATTTTCGCCGCCTTGTCCGTGGCTGTTTTATGCTGAGCGGCCAGTCCTAGCCCAGACTTGCCCTGCCTTTTAGTGCTAACGCGCTCATACAGGCGAGCCTGAGTAGGCTTGTGTTTTAGATTAGCTAACATTTTGCACCTCGTTTAAACAGTCTTCGCAAATAAATTCGCCGTCGCGCAATTCATAATCCTCGGTGTATGGGTTGAACATTCGACAGCAGGCGCCGCAAGGTTCTTCAGTATTTTCTATGTCGCTCATTTCGCGTCCTCCTTCACCCAATTTTCAATCGCCTGTTCCTGGCTAAATTCGATTAGCTCCTCCACGATTTTCTCACTCGGCGCCATCGCGTAGGCCGCATGCATAACAACAGCCATTAGGCCAGCTAAACCGGCGTGTTCACTTGCGCCGCTTTTTGCGAGTGTTTCGAGTGCGTCCAAGCCAGCCTGATAGCCAGCGTCGTATGATTTATCCATGCTCATGTCGCCACCTCCCATACGATCCATCGGCCTGACGCTTTTTTTCGTCCGCCGTGATCAAGTTCAATCCAATCGCCTGTTTTCGTGCCGGTGAACGCTTGTTCGCCCATTTTGCGCGGCCTTCTGCGTGAGCCGCCCCATATCGTATATTCCCCGCGCACCTTTATCGCCTCGCGTGGCGGTTTCTTGGTGGTCAATTCCGATTTGATTTGCTGGCGTTCCTCAAGCGTCAATTCATCCCAAAACGTGACCAAGTCACGCGGATGGTAAAAGTCTGTCGCGTTGTACCAAGTGCCGCCAGTATGGTGCCATTCGGCGCGGTGCCAATGGCCAGACTTGGCCAGGGCTTTGGCCAGCGCCTTGGTTTCACGCCACCCGGCAAAGCGTAATTCATCCAATGATATCCGGGACAAGGGCGATAGCCCGGCATTGTAAGCGGCAACAGCGCAGTTGCTCATGCCGGCGGAATAATTGTACCCGCTCATGACGCCACCTCTACCAATTGGTCGTATATTGCCTTGCCGTTCTCTGTGAGGCTCTCATACCCACGATGCAACCTTCCGGGCGTGTAGTATCGCGAAATCCGGCATTGTTTCGCGTACAATTCAGACCATTGGCCACTGTGCCAATCGACGGCATGCCAATAATGCGCTTCTACGATATCGAACCGGTCAAAATAGGTCATGACGCCACCTCTGTAGCCTTGCGCTTGCTAATTCCATGAGCGGGAAATCCGACAATAGCTGCGCGCGTTTGGCGCTGGCATAGCTGGCAATCAGCACATGTTGTGTCTAGATACGTTGCTGGACAACGCGACACCGTGCGCCCGCTTGGCGTCTTGGTTTTCTTGCCTTCAAAATCAGCGGGCAATACCACCGCCACCGGGCCGATTCCTAATTCGGCCAGCTTGTCGGCGTGATCCAGATTATTAGCCGATAGATTGACAGTAAACCCGCGCGCGTTTGCGGTAGCGATTACCGCTCGATTGTGCTTCGCGTGTTTATGGTCGACCACCGGATAGTGCGAGAAGGTGAACCCGCGCTTGCCTTCATTGGCGCCCGCAATGGCCAGTGTGCTGGCCTTGTCAAGCTTGTCATTCTCTCCGGGTAGATCACCGGCTTGATTATGCCGCCAAAGTGTGCCGGTAGCCAGCGCGGTAATACTCCCGATAAATTGTGCGAATGTTCCGCCACGTTTTCCGGTGGTGACTTCATCCCATCGCCCCTTGAGAGGGTAACCCTCGGCGTAGCAACCATGGCCGATAAATGGGCATGATGGCGGACAAGTTCCGGCGCCGCTTGTGCTGACTGGCATTTTGCCAGTTTTACGATTTTGTGATTTAGGATTCATGTAGTAAAACGTCGTCATGTCGTAATCCCTCCTTATCAGGGTTTGCGGTTTAAGCCCTGTCCGGCGCTCCTAACGCTGGGCAGGGCTGGTTAACTAGGCATATACCCAATTGTCGAGAATGTTGGATTGCGGGAATTGTTGGCGCTTATGGTCAAGCGTTCTCGAACGTAGTAACACGCTGATAGGTCCAACCCGCGATACGGACCAAGAATTCGCGAGCCTCATCTTTGGTCATGCCGCCCATAATGAGCGCGCCAACATCGCTATAACGTAGCGTTTGTTTGGCAATTTTGAATTGATGCTTTTGTGGTACGGTCATATCGCTATACCCTCTCTGGAAAGTTTGGGCGGAGCGTTATGCTCCGCCCATTGTTGGCTATGCTCTCGCGGTTGGCTTATACACGCGAAACTTGGCTTGATGGCGCGCTCTTTTGCGTCATCGAACACCGCCGACAATGCCGTGCCAGCGTCTTCATTTTCGACAATCACATTGTCGTCGGCATCGCAGATTTCGTAATCTACCAAATCGCCGTTATCAGCAAACGCGGCAACAATTAAATCGGCACTATCGGGAAAATTGTGGCACGGCCATTGTGTCTTGAAACGGTCAATCGCGGTGCGTTCAATTGTAATAATTCTCATGACGTTTACCCTCCATTGCTTGGGATTAATCCCGCAATGCGAAGAGAGCGTTTAAACACTCTCTTCGCATTAAGTGATTAATCGTTGCCCTCGGCGGCGCTGCCACAAATTGGGCACTGAAACACGTTGCCGCCATTACGTTCAATCCATTTGGAAGAGGTACGAAAAACCATGCCACACTCAGGCTCCAGACACTTAATTTTCAACATCCGTGTGGTCTGCTTTTTCCGGTTTGAAAAATCAATTTTAGCGTGCGGATAGTCGCCAAGTTTGGCGGCAATTATCTCTAACTTGGCCAGCAATTCGGTGCCCGCGTGTGTGGCGGTCAATTTACCCTCAAGACCTAATGCGCGCGCTAGCCGCCTAAATTCGCCCTTGTGGCCACATCCGGTGCCAACTGAAGCGTGAACTAATTCATGACAGAGAATGTCAAGCACGCTGATCGGAGCGTCAATCACCATAGAAATAATAACTTCAACGGTTTGATCAGCGCTTGCCTTGTCAGACCAACATTCACCAATGCGCTGCTTTGAACTGCGCCCGGCGGATTTGGATGGGAAGCCGCACGTTACGCGGATGTTGTCTGGCAACTCTGCGTCAACTGCTTTGAATATTGGCTTGAATTGTATAATGGCTTTGTTTAACCACGTTTCCCTATTCATGTCTCAGCCCTCCCGGATTTCAAAAAACGTGAAAAAGACGCCGGTTGCGAAAAGCGCGATACATGCGCCAATGAGGATGAATGCAAAATCGGTCATGGCTCAATCCTCGCCGACCCAAGCATAGCGCTTGGCATATTGCAGGTAGAAGATTGCGGGCAGGGCGATTAGGGCGATGGTGATCTCGATTACTTCTAACATCGTGCTATCTCCGTGATTGATTAAGCCAAGTCTCAGGGTGTTATATTTGCCAGTGTCTGATATTGTCAATAGGCAAATGCAAATAAATTGCAGTGTGACGGGCATGCCTTTGAACGAAAAGCGTAAATTCGGCAAAATAAATAAAGCGCCACCGTCGTTTTTCGCGCGTGTACCAAGCTCGGCGGTGACAGATAAGCGTTTGAGTGACAAAGAGTTCCGCGTGCTGGCGGCATTATGCGCTTACGGAAACAATCAGGGTTTCGCATGGCCCAATATCGATACGCTGTATGACGATTTGAGCAAGCTTAAAGCACCGATATCCAGGCGCACCATATCGCGAGCGCTCGACAAGCTGCGGCGCGGCAGGTTTATAGAAGTGATAAGCCGCCACCGCAGCCACGAGAAATGGCGGCATATAATGGGTACGGTTCATCGCGTCATATATGACGATAGAATGACGGTGGACGATCTACATGATGCCATGACGAAAGAGACGCCACCGCCTATCGATGAACATGCCTTGCCGAAACAAGTGATGCCGGAAGATGGCGAAGGTAAGCAGCAAGGCGAGGTGGTAGAGGTTGAGCTAGTTGAGGTTACCTCTCTGGCGCAATGGTATTGCCGAGAGTGTCACGGCCTGACTGGCCAACTGCGGCTAGTGAATGAGGCGGCCTTCAACGCCACCAAACAAGCGCTGGCTGACAACAGCGCCGATTCCATCAAGGCCATAGCCATCGCGCGCTTGATGGAGTGTCGACAGTCACGCCAGACACCGCCACAGCACCTTGGATTTATGGCCAAGGGAAGTGGAACGTAAAATGGCCAAACCAAGCGCCAGCCTATGGAATGATGGAGCCGATTGCCTCAAAAACGGCAGAAATCCGCCAAAAATGAACCGACCTTGGCCCCCCGCCGCCCCCTCAGTGTGTATGGCCCCTCTCACAAAAATATTTCGGAGTTTTTTGAATGACCTTGGCCCAGAAGTGTTTGGAGCTTGCTGATGAGATTGTACGGGATCGTAGGGCGGCGTATGGCTCGCCTGATGCGAATTACCATCGATTATCGGGCTTATGGTCGGCGGTTCTTGAGACGGATGTATCGGCCTTGGAGACGGTGTTGTGCTGCGTTCAGATGAAGGTGGCGAGATTGGTGAATGATCCATTACATGAGGATAGCTGGATTGATATCGCTGGTTATGCGGCGATTGGTTTTGAGATTTCACAACTGTTGAAGGAGAGAGAGGATGGCTGACAGGTATGATTTGAAGGTGATGAGGAAGGGGAATGATGGTAAGAGTTACGGCACGCGGATTGGTGTGGCATTTCCCTGGAAAGAGAAGGATGGCTTTAGTTTGGTTTTAGATGCTTTGCCAATTGGTCAGATCAATGATAAGGGCGAGTATGAGGTTCGATTGATGATGGCCCCTCCGTTTGATCGTGATGCACCCTTCGCGGCGAAGCATTCGCCCGCATCTGGTTTTGAGAAACGGGATCAGCGAGAGGATTCGTTGAATGACGATCCGTTTGGGTTACCCGATGTCTGACTCAGACAGGGTGTTGACGACGTTTAAGGTGCCGGCTGATTTGCACACACGTTTGAAGGCGCAGGGCGCGTTGGAGGGTGAGAGCATGACGAGGCTGGTAATTGAGTTCATCGAGGTCGGGTTAGAGGAGCGTGGCATGACGAATAAGCAGCGCCCCT